ACCAGTGCGCTCGTTGCGGGGCCGACTTCACCGTCAACAAGTACGCCCGCAAGAACTACTGCTCTCGCTCGTGCGCCTCCAAGGCTGCGAGGTCACGCGCCACCTAAATCACTCAAGGAGCCGACATGCCGCTGCCCGACTCCGGTGAGAAATGGCCCCCTGCGAAGTTCGGGCACGCGTACGACGCGATCCAGCGTTTCGACGCCTGGTACACGAACGACACGGACGCGCTCGGCTACCTGTACGCCGTGAACACGCTTCAGCAGCGCACGAGCGTGTGGGGTCAGGTGCGTCGGTTCTTCTGGGGCACACCGACACCGCAGACGACGTCGCAGCGGCCGACGAAGATGCATGTCCCTGTTGCGTCGAACATTGCGACGATGGCCGCGAATGTGGTGTTCTCGCAAATGCCGGACGTGCACTTCGGTGACATGGACGGTGACGACGATGACACCGGTCTCACTCAGGCGCAGGGGAAAGCTGCAACCGCACGTCTGGTTGAGATCCTCGACGACCGTGCGCACGCTGCCCTCCTCGAGGCTGGTGAACTTCGGTTCGCGCACGGCGGCTCATATGTGAAGGTCGCGTGGGATGAGGAAGTGTCCGAGGATGGCCCGTACCTGGTCACGGTCGCTTCTGACGCTGCTGTGCCTGAGTTCCGTGGACGCCGCCTGGCGTCGGTGATCTTCTGGTCCGAGCTCGCACCGCTGGAAGGGCGCGACAGTTCGTACAAGTTGCTGGAAATGCACGAGAAGGGCCGCATCGAGTTCGGCCTGTTCGAAGGCTCCAGCGACAAAGACTTGGGCCGGCGTGTGCCGCTCACCGAGCACACCGACGCTTCGTACTTGGCCGAGCTTGTTGACGCGGAATCGTCCATCCCGACCGGATCGAAGAAGCTCACCGCCGCATACCTGCCGTGGGCACGTCCGAACGGCCGACTGCGGAAGGACCCGGCCGCGAAGGATCTCGGGAAGTCCGCACTCGACGGTGTTGAGGACCTCCTCGACCAGTTAGATGAGGCGTACACGTCATGGATGCGCGACATTCGTCTCGGCAAAGCCCGCATCATCGTCCCGAAGAACCTCATCGAGGTCGGCCCCGCCGGCCAGGGTGGCATCTTCGACGCAGACCGGGAGATTTTCACCGAAACCGGTGAGATGGTCGGATCGCTGAATCCGTCGACCACTGGCAAAGGCTCCGTTGAGTCGTTCATTCAGATGTTCCAGCCGAACATTCGGTGGAAAGAGCACCTCGAGACGGTCACGCACCTGCTCTCGCGTATCTACCAGGACTGCGGGTTCTCTCCGCAGTCGTTCGGTGATGCTGGTGAGGTCGCGATCACAGCCACTGAGGTCAACGAACGATCGAACCTGACCACACTGACCAGGCAGTCGTCGATCATGTACTGCCGTCCCGAGCTGCGGGAACTGTACGCAGCACTCATGGACGTCGACGAGTTCGTGTTCGCTGGCCCCGGCCGCGGGGACGCTCTCCCGGACGTGGAATGGCCCGACACGGACACGATCGAACCGAAGGTGATGGCCGACACGCTCCTCGCCCTGGTCAACGCGGAAGCGATCTCGCTGTACGAGCGGGTCAGTGCGCAGCATCAGGACTGGGATGACGAGCAGATCAACGCCGAAGTCGACCGGATCCGCGAGGACTACTCGATGCTCCCAGAGAACAAGCCCGGGTTCCTGTGGGCTGCGACCGCGGCGACAGGGTCGGACACTGGTGGTGTCGACGCGAACTCGTACGGCGTCAAGGGAGTCAACGTCGAAGGCATCGACACGGCGCAGGCACCACAGAACGCGCCCGACCAGGCCAAACGCACCGACAAGATCACCCCGGGGCCGCAACCTAAGGCGTTCTGATGACACTGAACCTCGTGTGGTCGGTCGGTCTGGCTGTCATCGGCATAGTCGGCATCTGGCTCGCCGGGCGCCGCAACCTATGGGGCTGGGCGATTGGTCTCGCTGCACAGGTGCTCTGGATTGTCTTCGCGCTGGTCACTGGCCAGTACGGGTTCATCTTCTCGGCGCTCGCTTACGGCTTCGTGTACGCGCGCAACTGGCTGCGATGGAGGCGGGATCGTGACGAACACTCCGCCGCCGCAGGGTAATCAGCCGCCGCAATCCAGGCAGGCTGAGGCGGCACTGATCGCCTTATACCTGTGGGCCGAATCAGCGCTACTTGGCGGTATCGCAGGGATCGCCCGGAAGGTGTTGTCGTCAGGACTGCCCGCGGACACGGCACGGTCGTTGGTCCGCAGGCTCGCCGCGCAGGTCGTCGCCCGGCTCACGGACGAAACCCCGGCGCTCACAGCCGCTGTCACGCACTCGAACGCATTGGAAGCAGTCCACGCTCACACTGGTGGCCGTTCGGGTGCTGGTGGCGGCTCAGGCGGCTCCCACGGCGGATTCCTGCCCCCCGAGTTCAACCCGCAGTTTGACCCGTACGAGTTGCACGGTGTCCGGGCGGCGAACGCGATCCGCGCCGACCTCGACTCCGAGCTCCAGGATGTCCGGTTCCGCCTCACCCGGCTCGACGACGACCTGTACAAACTCGTCAACCCGGCCGGCGCAGCAGGTCAGGTGCTCCCGAACGGGTACACACCGCAGCAGGCTGAGGCGAAAGCATGGCGCGAGTTCATGCGTCACGGGATCACCGGCTTCACCGACAAATCGGGGCGCGATTGGGCGCTCTCCAGTTACGTGGAGATGGCTGTGCGTACTGCGTCACAGCGGGCGTACAACGCGTCAAGGTTGCAGGTCATCCGGTCGCTCGGTGGGAACCTCGTGTTCGTGTCCGACGACGGCCACCCGTGCCCGCTGTGCCTGCCCTGGCAGAACGTGGTGCTGTGCATCGTCCCAGACGGCATCCATCCGAGTGTGGCGGATGCGACCGCGGCCGGCTTGTTCCACCCGAACTGTCGCCATCATCTCGCCGAGTACGTCGCCGGCCGCACACACCTCGGCACGCCGCAGGAATGGACCGACGCCGACCAGATCGCGTACAACGCCACACAGAAGCAGCGTGCGCTAGAACGGGCCATCCGCGTCGCGAAGCGTGAGCTTGAGTACGCACGCACCGCCGAGGGCCGTCAGCAGGCACGCAAGGACATCCGTGACGCGCAAGCGAAGATGCGGGCGTTCCTCGCCCAATACGACGACCTGGCCCGTCAGTCCAGGCGTGAACAACTCGACCTGTCAATGGGCACGTTGAGTGTCACCCCCTACGGGGGCTGAACCACCCAGCCGGGGTCCTACGGCACGCGTCACCGAAACGGTGGCGCTTTTTTCATGCCCGAAACGGGAGACAACAACCCATGTCCGACACCACTGGTACCGAGCCGCAGACCCCCGCTACTCCCGAGACACCCGAAACGGGTACCGACGAGCAGCCACAGCAGCCCGACCCGTCCGCCGAACTCGAGAAGTGGAAGGCGCTGGCCCGTCAGAACGAAGCGCGCGCGAAAGCGAACGCCGAGAAGGCCAAAGCATTCGACGACCTCGAAGAGGCGAACAAGACCGAACTGCAGAAAGCGCAGGACGCGGCCGCAACGGCCGCAGCCGACGCCCAGCAGGCACGCCTCGACGCTCTCCGTGCACGCACGGCCGCGACGAACGGTGTGCCCGAAGACCTGCTCGTCGGTTCGAACGAGGAAGAGCTCGCCGCATCCGTGCAACGACTCCTCGCGTTCAAGGGCACCGAAACCCCGGCAGCCCCCCGTTCGAGTGGTGGAAGCGCCCCCGCAGGCGCCGCGAAGCCCGTCGTCTACACGAACGAGCAGATCAGTAACCCTGCGTTCTTCCAAGCCCACCGCGCCGACATCCTCCTCGCACAGCGAGAAGGGCGCATTCTCACCTAGGAGTAACTCATGGCGATCAACAGCACCTCTGCTGCGCCCTTCATCCCGTCCATCTGGGCCAACATTGCCCTCGAGATCCTCCGCAACAACATCCAGTTGGCGCCGCGGGTCACGAAGGACAGCGACCTGGCCACGTTCCAGGTCGGTTCGACCCTGCACATCCCCTACCCGGGCACCCTCGTCGCGAACGACAAGGCGCAGAACAGTCCGGTGACGCTGCAGACCCCGACCAGCACCGACACCACGGTGACCCTGAACAAGCACAAGGAAGCCACCATCCTGGTGGAGGACTTCGTGCGTGCGCAGGCCCAGCCGGTGCTCATGGAGTCGTACATCAAGGCGCAGGTCGTCGCGATCGCGGAGCAGATCGAGAACGACATCATCGGTACCTACTCGCTGTTCTCTGGTTCGGTCGGCACGTCCGGCACGGACCTGTCCGCTGCGACCCTGCGTGCGGTGGCGAAGAAGTTCACCGACAACAAGGTGGGCGCCGACAACCGGTACCTGCTCACCTCGACGAAGGATGTTGCCGCGCTCCGCGCCGACAGCACCCTCCAGTCGTTCTTCGCCTACAACGACAACCGCGACCAGGGCGTCACCGGGTCCAAGCTGCCGAACCTGTACGGCCTCCAGCTGCTCGAGTCGCAACTGGTGCCCGTCGTGGCCGGCACGCCGAACTCGACGAAGGACCTCGCGTTCGACCCGGGCGCGATCGTGTTCGCATCCCGCGCCCTGCCCGAGGCCCCGACTGGTCAGGGTGCCGTGCAGTCCACCATCCAGGACCCCGAGTCCGGCCTGGTGCTGCGCGTGACGATGTCCTACAGCCCGAACAACCTGGGCGTGCAGGTCACCGTCGACTGCCTGTATGGCGTCGCGAAGCTGTACGACCAGAAGGGCTTCGTCGTCCTCACCTGACCCCTGACGGGTTCGGTTCCCACCCGACCAATAGTCGGGTGGGTTCCGTGTCCGCCAGACCCCACCCAGTTAGAGAGAAGAGATCATCATGACCAGGTTTGTTCGCAACCCGGACGGTGCCGTGCACTCCGTCCCGGACGACTTCGAGTTCCCCACCGGCGAACCGTCCCCGATGGGCGAGACCGCCCCCGTGCCCGGTTGGGAGAACGTCACCGATGCGGAGGCGTCCCCGCAGCTGCTCGGCGAGCCGGACCCCGCCGTTGAGGCGGTGCGGCTGCACACCCTCGCCGAGAACCCCGTCGAGGAGACCGTGTCCACCGATCAGGTCGGCGCCGTGCCCGAGAACCCGGAGGTCTCACCCGTCGCAGCAGCCCCCGAGGTGCCCGCTGAGGCACCCGTCGAGCCGGAGGCCACGCCTGTGGAGCCTGCCGCCGAGTCCGCCCCGGAGGTGTCCGCGTGACGAAGTACATCCGGAACGAGAAGGGCGGCGTGCAGTCGGTCACCGACGAGCACTACGACAAGTACCTCACCACCCGCACGAACGACGGCGGCGTGTTCCCCCTCCCAGGCGTCACGGTCCTCACGGAGAAGGAAGCGAAGGCGGCGAACCCGCAACTGTTCGGCGCCGGCGACCCGCAGGTCACGTTCACCGACGACGAACTCGCCCGCCAGCTGACCCGCAAGAAGCAGCTGCGGGAACTGTACGAAGAGGACGCCGCACTGTCCGAGCTGAAGGAGTAGCCGATGCTGGTCTACGCGACGTCCACCGACTACACCGCGTGGACCGGCACCTCTCCCGCCCCCGCGAACATCGCCTCGGTGCTGCGGAAGGCATCCCTCCAAGTGCGGGATGCCACGAAGCTCGACTTCTACGCCACCGACACGACCGGACTGCCGACCGTGTCCGCCCAGTTGCAGGCGTTCAACGACGCGACATGCTGCCAAGCAGCCGCGCTCGTCAAGCTCGGCGTGGACCCGAACGCGGGCGGCGCGGTAGAGACGTCGGTGAAGGAATCGAAGGCGATCGGCAGCGCCCGGATCACGTACGCGCAGGCTGACGCTCAGGCGGCCGCTGCGGCGAAGAAACGCGCCGCCGAGGGTCTCGTCCCCGACGCCCTGCAAATCCTCCGTGACGCGGGCCTGGGCAAGAACGCAGCCTGGATCGTCGGATGAGCGCCCACGACCTCGACGAGTTCTTCGTCCACACCGCATCCGTGGAGACATGGCTCGGCACAGGTTCCAACGGGGACGTGTACGCCTCCCCCGCTGTGGTCATCCAGTGTTTCGCTGACGACGCTCGGAAGCTTGTCCGCAACGCGAACGGTGAGCAGGTGGTCTCCGAGACGACCCTGTACACGACGAACGACCACGTTGCCCTGTTCGTGGAGAAGTCGCGAGTCACGTTCCTCAACGACCCCGACGGTGACGGCATTGTCCCGTCCCGGACAGCACTGGTGATCAAGGTCAACGCGAACGACTCCGGTGCCCTCGACCTGCCCGACCATCTCGCGGTCACCCTCACCTAGGAGGCCGCCGTGGGCATCGAGTGGCACTTCAACCTGCACTTCGACGAGCTCAAAGCTGAGATGGACGCGAAAGCGGACGAGGCGGTCCTCGCCGGCATGTCGTACATGCACGGCCAGGTCACCCCGCTCGTCCCTGTGGAGACCGGTGAGCTCGTCGGGTCCGGCGATGTCGGTCTCGGTGTCCTCGGTATCGGCGCTGTCGAGGGTGAGCACGTCGCCCACCTGTACTACCCGGGCCCGTACGCGCTGTACCAGCACGAGGGCATCTTCTTCCGCCGCCCAGCAACGTACGGCGCCCCGCTGACGCACACGCACGGGCAGTCGTTCTACCTGATCCAGCCGATGCTCACCTACGGGGAAACCGTCATCGAGGTTGTCCGTCAACGAATGGGGCTCTGACATGGGTGCAACCGGTGACCTGTTCGACGGCCTCGCCACCACCCTGCAGACCGCTGGTGTGGGCCGGTACATCCCCCCGACTGACACGACCAGCGTCTTCGCGACCAGTGACACGGCGATCGTGCGGCTGAAACTCCCAACATCCCCTGACCGTGCTGTCGCGCTGCGGGTGATGCGCACCGTCGCGGACGTCACCTCCCCGTTCTCCACGTTCCTCGTGCAAGCACTCACCCGAGGCCTCCAGAACAACCCGGCCGACGCGACCACACTCACCGATGCCGTCACGGCGGCGCTCCTCGGTCTCACAGGCGTCCAGATGGGTGCCACGCACCTCGTGCAACTCCGGTTCGCCGGGACCGTCGACCTCGACGAAGACGACTCGATGCGTTCCCTCTGGTCCACGAAGTTCCTTGCCGACGTCGACGAACCACCCACAAGCCTCCGCCCCGAAGGCGGTGCGTGGGACTAGCCCAGGGTCCCGCATTCCCCTGAACCCCTACCAACCGGTGGGGGTTTTCGTATTCCCACCTGCCTTAGGAGGCAACCATGAGCTCGAAGCTCGCACGTCGGTTTCAGGTCGACGTTTCCACCGATGCAGTGACGTGGATTCCCTACAAGGGCATCCAGGACTTCGCCAAGAAGGAATCCCCGACGATCCAGTCCACCACGGACTTCGATGCCGGCGGTTTCGAGACGGTCGAGAAGACCGTCACCTCGGCAACGGTCACGATCAAGAACCGCCACATCGACATCCTCCTGGTCGAGGTCC